CTATGACGTTGACGACCATTTCGAAACTAGTTTAGGAGAAGGATCCAAATATGTCTAGCACGTTATTATCATGGCAGGAGGATGATAAGAACATTAACACGTGTCACCATAGGAGTCTATAACAAGTCAGTAATACTTTGACCATATTTGACCAAAAAAATCCACGCTGGAGAAATTTTAGATAAGGCGGCGTTGCAATGGGGGTGGTCTTGGGTACGACCCCCTCCCCCTATCACAGTTTGTCCAAATTTTTACTAAATTAATTTGTAGATTTCTAGAACATCATTTTCTAGAATCTCATGTATTGCTTTATTTGTTAGATCGTTTATAATCGGTTCATTGTTTAGATCGACATCGACTGGTATGTTGGCTATCCTAGCTATATAGTCTTCTGTGTAGTAACCATTCTCCATGTCGAACTGTTTCCATTTCTCATAATCTTTTTTTGGGTTGAATGGATTGTCGATTGTTGTCAGCATTAACTCTTCCTCACTGTCTACTTCAATTAGTTCCTTAGCTTCCATCATGTTCACCTCACTCTATAGCATTCCTTATAGCGGATGTGCTTACACCTAAAGCCTCAGCGACTTCAGCATAAGTATAACCTCTATTAATTAAACCTTTAGCTCTAGATATCTTAGATGCAGTCATAGATATCTGTCTAGGTGTAGCCAATTCCTTGATATGATCTGTGTCAGTGTTGTTTAATATCTGTTCCAGCTTCGTTGAGGATATGGCTCTAGCCTGGATAGCTTCCCACTCACGATCAGTAATCTTTATGTCCGACTTCTTGGCTCCAACTGTTGCCCTTGCTCTAGCTAATGACCTAGTCTTTAACTTCTTCTTGTCATCCTTATCCATATCCGGTGTAAGGTTGGTATAGTACAGATTGTTAGTCATTAGTTGTGCTTGTCTTTCCCTTGGTGCATTAAGGAGGGCCTCGTTAAGTTTAGCATTGAGGGATTTTACCTCGGGGGCGTAAACTTGGGCGGCCTCTTTAGAATACTGGGGCTTCTTAATAGACTGGGAGGTCTTTAAAGCCTGGTTCTTTAGAGACTGGACGTTCTTAACATACCCTGCGTATAGGTTCTCAACAGCAGTGTTCGATTCGGATACGTATCTGTCTACATTAAAGTCGGGATTGGAAATGTCTATCTTGTTTTTAGATCTAGAGACGAGTGTCGATGCTGCTTGAGACTTCTTACCAGTATCAGGGCTTATGTGTGTCTGATACTTCCTTCTCAGAGCTGAGATACCATTGTCTACTGCGGACTGTTTGTAGTCCAGCTGGTGTTTTTCTGAGTCTATTACCACCATAGAATGTTTAACAGCTCTTGCTAGCTCTGACTGGCTGGCTCCTTTAATTGTCATGTCTGTAATAAGATTAGATACTATTCCCATTTGAATCTGTTTAGTTCTATCTTTTATAGTAGGATAGTCTCTCTTGTATTTCACCATCATCTCGTCTGACCAACCCTTTAAACCTTGTAGACTTCTACTTGTCTTAATCTTTCCTTGATTATTAGGGATTACTAAGGCTGTGTCTCCATCAAAGTCTGCACCTGACATCTTCTCAGCTACTGATGGATGTATGACAACAGCATCAGGGGCATTACCTATCATCTTCCTAGCGGATGGTAGTTTATTATTAACTACTAGATCTGGTATCTCAAAGATTCCTCCATGTGGGTGTCTAACTAGAACGACTTTCTCTCCATCTTTATACCTTGGTGCATATATCTCGTTAGGTTTTATCTCGGTCGATGGCAGTATGACGTAGTTCTTTGTGTTAGGAAGACCTTGTGCTTTTAAATGTTTAGCTTTAGAATCCAAACCATCTGAGAATGAATCTATTAAATGTTTCTTTACTACAGGATTGGTTAGAACTGATAACTCATCATACTCTGTTTTTAATCTTTGATATGTATCCTCCAACCTCTCCTTAACTAGACTAACTGGTTGTTTCGATAAGAACTGAGAGGACATTTTAGTAGACCATGTGTCCCAATCTCCTTCGTCATTAATAAGATTCAATGCTCCCTTTTGACCCATTGGTTTTATATTAGCTCCAAATGGGTTATCCATGTCATCTTTCATCTTTTTAAATACCTTATCGTTAGGGGTTCCTCTCGATTTGGTAACGTTATAAATTATATCTTTACCTGGAGGGAACTCTGACGCATCGGAATAAGCTGCCATTCCTTTCATGAATAAGTCTTTACCTACACCGATTCTAACCTGGGCATATTTACTTGTTCCTAGATCCAGATCCGAGACACCAGGTCTAAGCTCAATAAGACCATCTTTGTCTCCTCCTCCATCTTCTATATATCTTACATGCACTCTGCTTAGGTCAACCATTTGAGGAGCTCTTATGTTGTGTATAGTTTCTCCTCCATCGTCCGACCAACTATTAAGATGTCTTATTTTTTCTGAATTCTTAGTTACTATTGATTTGTCAGATTCTTTAGATAGAACCTTAACGGTCGTATACTTTGAAGGGTCACTCAATCTCTTAATATATATCTCATGTATATGGTATCCTTGATCTTTAACCATTTGGTTTACCACAGCATTAAATTTAGTTCTAGATACTCCTAATTGTCTTTCCACACCGACTCCTACATCCAAATATCCAGTATTTTCCACACCATTTTGGATGGCTTTAGAGATACCTTCCCATTGTATCTGACTTTGTGGCTTCTTGTTAGAACGATAGTTACGAACTGTAGCCTCAGAAACGTTAAGTTGTTTGGAAATATCAGTGTTAGACATCCCCTCATTAACCATCCTATTGACCTCGTTACTTAGATATTCTCTCTGTTCCTTACGAGCCCATGTTATATTGTTTCGAAGTTCAGTTGTGTTCATTTTTAATTTATTTGCTATCTCTTTTTCGGTAAGACCTTGGGCTTTAAGTTTCTCGTACTGTCCTAAAAACCAGTTCTCACTTTGATATGGGTCTTGTCCACTACCCCAAGGGTATCTACCAGACTTTCTCTTTATACCGTAGTGTTTTATTATTTCCTCCTGAAATCCACTTTTAGAATGTCTTCTTGGATACATTATCTTACCTCCTTATATCGAATCTCTCTTAATGTTTTCTATAATAATATCAAACTCTACAATTTTATCCATTATTTCCCTAATATATAACGGTTCTGGTATCATTACCTCGAACCCATTTCCTTGATATATTCTCTCTTCTATTTCTATAGTTGTTGGATCTACCCCATACTCGAGACAGAATAGAGCCGAATATACATCTAGCTGTTTAAAAGAGGGCTTTGTAATACCTGTCTTTAAGTCAAATATCATGAGTTTTCCATCTTTAAAACTAATAGCATCAGCAGTTCCAAACGAATTATCGCTATAATACAGTATTTGTTCGGATTCCATCTTAAATCCTATACAGTCGTTGACAAACATGTTTAGTGCCTTCTTATGGTTGGCTAATTTTATTCTCTTTTGTATAGCTATTGATGCGAAGTCGTGAAGTATGGAACCTTCTTCTTTAGCCTTCTGATTCTTATATACAGATATCAATTTATCGTCCGTATAGTTTATCCAATGATAACTACTAGGACTTAAAAAAGAATGTTTATCTATTAGGTCGAAATGATCGTTGAAGTTCATTTAACACTTCCTCCTTATTTTCCGGGAATACCTTTGCGGCAAATCCCATCTCATGAGCTTTTTCAATATAATATTGTTGGTTAGGTTGTTCTCTTGCTTTAGAGTCTCTCTTTACTTCTAAAACCGCCCATCTATCATGATATAAAACTGTTAGGTCCGGAAAACCTTGAATATAGTTAGGATCGTTTTTTAAAACTATACATCCTGGAAATATTTCTTTTATTTCTTTTATCAGCTCTGATTGAAACTTGCTTTCTAGTTTAATTGTATTCTCCTCCTGACCCATGCGTTCTCATTAAATTTTTTCTTTCTTGATATTGCTTTAAAAACATCCGAATCTATTCCGGACTTACTTCTAAGATAATAATATTCTAAATCAGTATAAGGTGTATTAATCCTATCGATTCTTCCTTCCGATTGTTCCATTATCTTGAAAGAGTAATTTGGTGAATAGAACATTATAACGTTTGTAGATATGCAGTTCCATCCCTCGGCCCCGGATGTATATTGTACAAAATATAACCACTTATCTTGATCTGGTATATCCTGATGAGCATG